TTTCTTGAATATTACTCATTATATATCTTAATATGTATTAATATATATATTTAAATTAATTATTTAATATTATAACCATTCTTTGTAATCATTATTTTATGTTTATTCATTGATATTTCTGCAATATCACAATTTGTATCTACAATATGAATATTCATCGTTGAAATCAACATATTCTTCTTCACATTGCAAAATTTATTCAGAAAATTTATAAAAAAATTATAATCAAATGTATTCCCTACAATACAAAAATGCTTCATTTTCTTCGTAATATCATGAACACGATTATTTATATGTAACTCTATACTAATAAACGGATTTACAATATCCATCCCATTGTTATTTTCACTATAGTAATATTCATCATCAATAACCAATCTTCTAAATACTATCTCTTCTTCTCCTTTCTTATATATAAAATCACTATTCTCTTCTTCATATGGAGTTCTTATCCGTTGATAAATATTACCAATCTTATTTACAATACATTCATCGTATAATAATTTAATCGATACAATCTTATCAATGGTCCAATATGTCAATACATCTTTATGATAAGTTAGTCTCGTACCAAAATCATTCGGATGAGAAATATATTCCAATAAATAGAAACCAGATAAAGAAAGGGTAAATCCTATAATGTTATAATAGAAAAAATCATATATCATAATATGTAAAATATATAATTTTTTTTTAAATCAATTATTTATAACTTTTTAAGAGATATAAATCCAATACGTGTAGGTTGAAGAATATTTCTCTCTTCGATCACTAATCTCTCATTTGAGGTTCCTCTTCCTGATACAGACTCTCTTGGATCATATATTTTTATATTGTCACTTGTAATATTAATTTCTTTCTTAATCGTACTTGCCTTTTTATTATTATGTTCATTACTATTTATCAAATTATAAACTAGTCCATTTTGTTCTAAAACAAGACGTGGATATTGGTCACGATACCATCGACAATCACCTAATCCTATTTCTAATTCATATTTACCTTTCCCATATGGTGTCTTTATAATTAGTGGATTGTTTGTATTCACATGTCCCAATGTTTTAAACTTATACTCTATATCTTTGCAATCACGAAGTCTAAATCCTCTTAATTGAGATACATTTAAAAACCCAGCTACATCACAATCTTCATTCTCACAATTACAAGTGTTTTCATCGCAATGGAATATATCATAATTCGTATCTTTTGAAGTATAAAAATCATTGTTTTTCTCACTTGCTGGTGCTAGGTTTATTAATAGTTTTTTACCTTTATGTGGGTCTTCTTTCTCGTTTGGTTTGAATGTATACACATTATGTTGTCCCTTAAATATACTACGCCAAACTATATTCTCTTCTTTTACTATTTTGATAATAGCATCCTCAATTCTTCTATTTTGAGGATGTGTTATTGTTACCTTTATTTTATCAATATCTTTAATATCATCAACACCTTCCATAACCAAATCAATAAAATGATCTTCTGTTCCATAAAATGGATTTGGTTCATCACGTTGCCCTCTCCATCTTGAATGATATATACTATTTACATCTCCATCAAATACATTAGAAACAGGATTTCCTTCTTCCGGTCCTAGAGGATTATAACAAGGTTCGTTACATTTCAATGTTACTTTTTTTCCATTTTTAGTATAAACTTCAACCTGTCCTAGATGTAAATGATGTATATCATTAGATGTTCCAAGATGAAGAGGGCGTATTATTTTAAACGTAAACCATTACTGAAACCTTCTACTTCTTGTGCTTTTTCTTTAAAATTAACAATATATGTATCATTCCAATAAAACCCTCCATTTTCAATGGCAGACATACGAGTTTTATCATTTCGCTCCTTGAATGTATTATAACGTGGGCCGTTAATATTACTTGGAATAAACTTTTCAACACCACCTAGTTTAACTGATTTATTTAATTGTATTCTACAAGGTCCACCACTTGTATTAAACGTTCTGAATTGAATTGATACTGGCATCTCTCCATTGTTCTTCGCTGGAACTTTAAATTTACGGAACTCTTTTGTTAATGTCTCATTCTCAATAATAGTTATGGTATTATTTGGATAGACTAATTGAACTGTTACACGTTCTCCTTCACATTCATTACGAAGCTCAAACTCTACATATACATCTTGTTTTTGTTCTTTATGTTCATAATCAAAATAACTAAAAGGACGACAATGTTCATGGCAGTCTGTATCAACTCTACATCTTTTAGTTTGGTCGATATCAAAAGATGGCTCCTTACATTCCCAAGGACATTCCATCTTTACTTCTCCATCTAATTCACCTAGTCTACAATTTCCACTAATACTTGTTGCTTGAAAACAACCTTGTGGACATAAGGGACTTCTTCCACTATCCAATATATTTTCTTCGCTCGGAACAGGCACATCTACTTCTTGTGTTTGTTCTTGACTCTCTTTTTTCACTTTACTAATTATATCATTCACATCTTCTTCTAAATGACTTACTTCTTTTCTAGAAACATCTAACCCTGTATCTTCTACAATATCTTCATCATATTCAAACTGAGTTGGATCCTCAGCACGTGTTCTTGTATAAGAAGAAACATCTACACTTTCTTTATCTCTCCGTCTCTTTTCTCTCATCATCTTCTTTTGCATCTCTTTTATTTCATTCATATCTCTCTGCATTCTATCTATTCTTCCATTCTCTCTGAAAGGAACATCCCAACTATCCTCTTTTCGTTTTTTATGTCTTTCACGATCTATGACACGATGGTGATGAGGTCGATTATCTATGTACTCATCATGTCTTTCTTGTGTTATACCATTTCCGTTGAATTGTATCCTTCCTTTTTCAGGGTCCAAACCAAAGACATGTAATATAATAGTTATAATTAATGTCATTAATATAAAAGGTATAAATACAAGTATCCACGATATAATACCTAAACCACTTTCACATAAGTAATTTAATAAAAATGTAAAAATTAGTGAAACCCAAAACTTAACAAATGCAACATTAAATAACCCTTTTGATGTATCTATGATTATTTGTATCATTGAAAATATTATATATATTAATGCAGGAGGACATGTATTTTCTAATAGCATTATATATATTATACAAGAAACAATTATTATATATTTTCCAATAATAAAATATAAAGTTATTTAATTATTTAAATTATGGATGAAATCCCAAAAGAGAATGTTAAAAATATATTGAGAGAACATATTTTTAAAAAAAGTCTTGTCATAAAACACAAAAATAAAATTATAGATATGGTAATGAAGCAAACTTCATATAGTTACAATGAAACAATTCTAAAACTTGCTTTATTCAATTATAATCATATAAATGTAATCAGAGATTATTTAAAACCTATTAAAGAACGTATTCAAGAAAATAAACAAACTATGGAAAAAAATGAACATAATACAACTACTCAACAAAAAATGATGAGTGAAATTAGACATTTTATGGATAATGTTTCTTCTCAATATGAAGAGAGAAAAATGCAGAATTAGTATCATAGACCCCATTTATTATCATTTAATTGAAGTTGTTGAATTGTTGGTTTATTTCTAGATAAACGATACTCTTTATGATATTCATCTTTCTTAAAACCTTGAATATCATTATTTTCTTCATGTAATTCAGGCAATACTCTTGTTAAAGGCTTATCAAGAACTAATAATATACTATCATTTGTTAATAAACTTCTATACTCTTCAATCGATAAGTTACCATAATACTTATCCAAAATATAATGTGGATTAGGAGCTGGTTTAATATTTTTAGTATAATTAAATATCTTACTATATATATTATTCAACATACTATAACGTTCCCATTTAATAGAAGTATCTATCTGTTCATTGCATAAATATGCAACAGCACACTCGGGACTACAAAAACAACCATATACCTCAAATGTATCGTTTATAAATAATTTAGGTATATATACTGGAGGATTATCAAAATTATAAGTACACCAAAAACAATTAGACTTTTTGTCTGTTACCATATTAGAATGCAACTTATGTTGTAAATTCTTTAATTTATCCCATATCAACTTCGTATTGTCTATATTACTTTCTGAAACATCTTTATTCTCAACAATTATATTTTTTTCTAAAGTTGTATTATTCTGCTCTAGATTACAATAATGTATCGAAGTTGTTGGATTAATTGTTGTATCATTGTTATCATACGCATTCACATTATGCACTACTGGAACATACTTGAAATGAGTTAAAAAAAGCGAACTTTCATCTATATCCTTCTCCGTACACTTTAATTTTAATATTATATTCGGTATCTTGTTTGTATAATAATCTTCATCATCTATTGCACTCTTTATTATTTTACCACCTTTCGGTTTTCGACCTCGCTTTTTAGGTATCTTCTCATCCTTTGTATTTGTCATATTACCTTTTGCACCCATATTCTTTCTTAACATCTCTAACTCTTTCTTACTTTTACGCCCTCTTTTCTTCTTTATTATACAATTCCCACTATCATCATACGTCTTTACCATAATCGTATTCGTTTTTTCATCAATGTAATTCATTGTCTCTTTTGTTGCCATTTCTTCATATTTGAATACCATGTATAAATAACTCAATAAATATCATTTATATTATTTTTATATATTATTAAAAACTTTATTATAACATTTTCTACACAATGGAACATAATTACCTGTTCCAATCACTTTTACTTCTTGCTCATTTGTAATCCTATAACTGAATAATGCTTCTGTACCATCACGACAATTTTTACATAATGATTTCAATTTGACAATATCATCGCATTGTGGTATTAAACTCATTACATTATCAAATGGTCTTCGAAGATAATCACCATCAAGTGCCGCAATATATATATTCTTTTTATAATTATTTACAAGTTCTAGAACAACCTCTTGTAAATCCTCGAAAAACTGCCCTTCGTTAATAAGAAATGTATCATACTCTTTTATATATTTACTATCTTTAATAAGACTCTCTAGTTTATCTAAACTAATACAATTTATCATTCTCTTTTTATGACTAACTAACATAGAACTACTACCATACCTGTTATCTTCAATATAATTAATAACACATACTCTACTTTTTTTGTTCTTTGAACAAAAACTTAACCTCTCATACATTTCAATCAGTCTTGTTGTTTTTCCTGAAAACATTGGTCCAATTATCAAACTCAAATATCCCGTATCATTATGTTTTAAGATTTCCATATCTATACAATATTATCCACTTCTATATTTAATTCAATTTTATATCTTATAATAGAATAAAAAGTAATATATAAAAACAAATAATCTATTTATATAATGAATATAAAGACTAATACATGGACCGAAAAGTATCGCCCAACAAATCTTACAAGTATAGTTTTAGAAGATAATAATAGAAAATTATTAGAAAAAATATTGGAATTAAAACAAATCCCAAACTTGCTTCTATATGGTCCACCTGGAACAGGAAAGACCACCACTGCAATTAACCTTATTAAAGAACATCAAATCAAAAATAAAGAAAAAGGTAAAGAATTAATCATTCATTTGAATGCATCTGATGATAGAGGTATTGATATTATTCGAAATCAAATTTATAACTTTATAAATACAAAGACGTTGTTCGGAAATGGACTAAAATTTGTCGTATTAGATGAAGTAGATTATATGACAAAATCAGCTCAACAAGCTCTTAAATCAATTATACATAGTGAAAATAATAATGTGAGATTTTGTCTCATATGCAATTATATAAGTAAAATTGATAAAACACTACAAAAAGAATTCTTAAAATTACATTTCAATAACTTTTCAAGAGAATATATTTTTAGCTATTTAAAAAATATCATTCATTCAGAAAAATTAGATATTCATAACAAAAAAATAGATGAAATTATTAACATGTTCAAAAATGACATTCGTAGTATGGTTAATTTTATACAATCAAATAAAAATGACTTAAAATCTAGTTCTATTATTGATAATTCATTATGGAATGATGTTTTGCAACATATAGAGAGAATAAAGGAGTTGGAACAATTTGATAATTACATTTACAATATTCTTCGTAAATATAATATGAATGAATATGAATTTGTAATAGCATTTATTAAGTTTCTATTCATAAAATATCCATCAAATGAAGATGTTTACCAAATATACAAGTTTCTTATCCATAATAATGAAATCAATACTACATATATGTTGAAATATATTTTTTTTAGAATAAAAGATATACTTAATATTTTAAAAAATAATTGAATTAGAATTATTTAAAGAGCCATTATAATAATATACTAACTATGGAAATCCATAATGATATCGATGATGAATGGGATGAATTTATAAACTCAAGTTCTAATGATTTTGAAAGTATTCATACTGAAGAACATATTAATAAAGACATGCCTAAATGTGGAGATATATATATATCAACAAAAACAAAGATAATCTATATGAAACTTTTCGATAAGGATGGAAAACATATTAAAGAGTATATGGACATCTCTGGATTATTCTGGAAAATCCCAATTATAGAATATTATACACAAAAAACAGGTATTATTAAAAAACAAATAAAGTTAACAAGCTTTTCAGAACAAGAAAGCAACCAGGTTGAAGAATATATTAAACAAGAAAAAATATGTCAATCTGAAATATTGCAATATATAAATAAGAATACAGATAAAAGCAGTAAATATAAAAAAGTACAAAAAATATCGTGTGGATTGTCTAAAAAAGACTTTATCACAACTAGAACAAAGAAAAAAAGTGCATTTTATAATTGTTTTGCATTAGTAATTCGTGTACAGAAAAATGAGTGTTTTAAAGAACTCCATATAAAGGTATTTAATTCAGGGAAAATAGAAATACCTGGTATTCAAGATGAAGAAATACTTGAAAAAGGACTTTCACTTCTACAGCAATTAATTGAAAATATTACATCTTATAAAGTTAAGTATGATTATGATACTATCGAAACTGTTCTCATAAACTCAAACTTTACTTGTGGTTATTACATTAATCGTGAAAAATTATTCAATAAACTTAAAATGAAATATGGGTTAATTACAATGTATGACCCATGTTCATATCCAGGCATTCAATCTAAATTTTATTATAATAAAAATAAAAAAATACAAAATGGATTATGTGAATGTAGCACAAGATGTTCAAAAGGTGGTAAAGGAAATGGCGATGGTAATTGTATTGAAGTGTCCTTTATGATATTTAGAACTGGTTCTGTATTAATTGTTGGAAGATGTAATGAAAATATACTTTATAAAACTTATGAATTTATAAAAAATATATTTGAAAACGAATATCAGGAAATTAACAATGGTATTATAGCTAAAGAAGACATCAAAGAAAAAGTATTTAAAAAATCAAAAAAAATACATATTACAATTAAAAAATAATATGAATTATATATAATGGAACAAAGACAAAAAGATAAGTGTCGGAACGTAGAACACATCTTAAAATCATGTAAACAACATTATATGAAAACAATAAGCTTTGATAAAGAAGTAGCGATTCTAGACAAAAGAGATAGTGGTCTTTCAGCTTTTTTTTACGACACATCATTCGATGAAAACCCTTACGTTCAATATGCGTTAGATACTAGAATTATACAGCACCATATATCTAACTTGATAACTTATACAAAGAAATATAGCAAACCTGGACCACATCAATTATCATCCGATATGATTACAACAATTAAAGAATATATTAACTATCAACTTGATAATATAGAACATTTATCTGTTGAAGGACAATCTGTATTAAACCTTGATAAAAATAGTGCTAAAAACTTTGTGATTTATTTGTTTTATCATTTTTCATATATATGTTTGTATTTATTTAATAATATAAATCATTATGACTCTAGAAACTTGTTGATAGATATGTTACACATACATAAACTAAAACAACTTAAACTCAAAACAAAAGAACAACTCATCTCTGCACGTTTCTTTTATAGTCTCTTTTTGTATAGTGTAATTGATACATACCATAATAAAAATATAAATGACCCAATTTATAGACATCTTCTCTCTTTAACCAATAAAAAATGTATAGAATTTCTAGAACTATTTACTAAATTGCTTGATATCTCACAGGAAATCATCCACGCTTTAGATGAAGCTTCAAAACTTGATTCAATCATACCCGAAGCACCTAAACGAAAAGGTGGTAGAAATATGTCTAAAACAAGTAAAAAACATAAAACTAAATCAAATAAAAAACATAGAAAAAAATCTAAAAAAAGTAAAAAATATAGAACAAAAATACTACATTAACTTATATTATTTTATAACGACAATAGGGACACGTAGTATTATTCAATAACCACATGTTTATACACCTATCGCAAAATATATGACCACAATTCGTTCGAACTGCATTTTTGTTTGTTTCATGAATACAAATCGAACACGTATATTCTTTATCATTTTTATTGTAATCAATATATGTGTATGTGTGAACAAAAATCGGGGATGATAATTGTTCATCATTCATATTTGTTAATCTGCCATTCCAATCTTGTATCGAACTATCTCTTAATGCATAGATAGTCCTATCTTGATTATCTAATTCATTTTCTATCATTTCACTTAATTGTTGGTCACTTTCTTCTCTGCGACATGCTCGTCTTATAATTGTATAAAAAATATATAATATCAACATTAAAAATGATACAATTGGTATTATAATTAAAATAATATATATCATTATCACGAGATATTGTTCAAAGTCCATACTCTATTATTGACTTGTTCTCAAATACATATAATAATTATATAGTTTTTAATTGTTTTATACTAGTTATTTTAGTTTTCTATTTATTTCTAAAAGTTCGTTTGATGTATAATACCAATCAAATACACGTTCAGGTGATAGAGTAAACGCTAACAATTCTTCTTTAATAGTATTACATAAATTGTGTGCAAGTTCTTTTTTACCTTTTTCCATACGATATATTTGATGAAGAGTTAAAGGACAATCTTTCTCTCTTATATCAGGTTTATAATCAGGTTTAAATTTATAAGCATCATTTATATATTTCATAACAACGTGAAAAGATAAAGGTTGAGTAAATGAAACACACCCTTCAAAAGTATATATCAAGGAACACCTAGAAGAAATATTCCATTTATCCAAAGGTTGATTAAAGGAAACACATTCAAAGAACATTCCATCCATAGTGGTGACATTCGATACATTCCAAGTATTTATATTTTGATTGAAGAGAGAACATTCGCAAAACATATGTTTCATATACAAAACATTGCTTGTATTCCATTTATCCAAAGGTTGATTAAATCTTCGACAACCTTCAAACATACAACTCATATTTACAACTTTTTTTGTATTCCAAGCATTCAAAGATTGATTGAAATTTCGACAATTTGAAAACATCAATTCCATATCTTCTACTTGTTCGGTATTCCAATCTTCTATATTTTGATTAAAATTATAACATTCACCAAACATAGACCACATACTTCTACATTGACTTGTATCAAAATCAAGAGGTTGGTTGAAATACCAACATCCTAGAAACATATGATCCATCGATTGAACATTGGATGTATCTAATTGAACTTTACTATTAAGTAATTTACAATTGTAAAACATATAATTCATAGATATAGCACTTATAGTGTTCCAATGTGTAGCTTGGTCATAACTACTACATTGAAAGAAGAAACCATTAAACGATTGAACATTTGCGACATCCCAGTGATTGATATTCTCGTTCCATAGAGAATAGTCAGGCACCAATTGGAAGATAGGAACTAGTTGTGTGACGTAAGTTGTAATCAAATAAATACCATAAGTTTTAAAGGCAGGTTCAAAATCATTATTGTCTTTTACTACATAATATTTTTTTCCTCGATACTCAAGTAATCTTCCTTTATCTTCTTCATATATAGAAATTAAAGCAGGTTGTCCTTTCACTTTTACAATACGAGACATGTATATAGATGGAGACTAATTGATAGAGAGAACATTTTCAATTTTATAAAATTAAATCAATGTAATTAAGTTTTCTCTCTAGATAGAGTAATAAACGGAAAACATTATTCTAAATCCAAATGGTACTATTGATTTTCATAATATAGAACATTATATATCAAATAAGAGAGAATAAATTATTTCTCTACCGAAAGAAACTTGCATATCCTATGAAGAATTGCTTATTACAAATATAAATAAAGTATAAGTATTAGATAAAATTGAAATGTATAATATCAGAAGAACCACATATAATCCTTTTATTATGTGCGAACAACTTTTATCTGCAAAGTTTAAATCATATGATAGACACTATAAAGAGTGGGACTTGTTTCATATCAATACATTAGAAAAACTAGATAAAAGTAAATATAACATAAATCCAATTAACTCTAGACTTCTCAATCACGATATTATATCAATCACGAACGAGGGAAAATTAAATGAAGTGATATATTCTACTTATACTGAAAAGTATACAATATGCGGTATTCTTATATTCGATAAAATGTATGGATCGGTAGGTAAAAAGTATTACTTTAAATTTATTCCCGATGATATACGGCTACCTGAATTTGTTGTTCCCTATAAATTGTCAAAAGTTGGGTTCTATAAAAAAGAAAAAAGTAAATATACCATTATTCATTTTGATAGATGGACATTAAATGATATACACCCTGTTGGCAAAATTATAAATGTCATAGGAGATGTTGATAAATTAGAAAACTTATACGAATATCAATTATATTGTAAAAGTTTACATTCCTCAATAAGAGAGATAACTAGCAAGGCAAATAAAGTATTAAAAGAAAATACAGAAGATATTCTCATTCATAAAGTCCTAGAAAATTATACAATGGAGGATAGAACTTTATGGAATATTATTACTATTGACCCAAATACAACAAAGGATTATGATGATGCTTTTAGTATAAAAGAAATCGATAATGATAATCATATCTTAAGTATATACATTTCAAATGTCGTTTTGTGGATGGATGTAATGAATTTATGGAGTTCATTTTCAGAGAGAATATCCACAATATATTTACCAGACAGAAAACGTCCTATGTTACCAAGCATCTTGTCAGATGCACTATTTAGTCTTAAAGAAGGAAAAAGACGTTTTGCCTTTACTATAGACATACTCTTTAGAGAAAATAAAATAATAAATTATACATTCTCAAATTGTCTTATTAAAGTATCAAAAAATTATAGATATGAAGAAGACACAAGTAGTCTGTTAGGTGATAAAACATATACAAAAACATTTAATCTCATCTCTACATTAAATAGAAATAAAGACACTAGATTTTGTGATGATATAAGAGATAGTCACGATATAATTACATATCTAATGATCTTAATGAACTTTTATTCTGCAAAAACATTAGAGAGTCATAAAGATGGTATATATCGTGTATTAAAAACACTCGTTATTGATGAAGATAAAAAGAAACAAATTGACAAATTACCATCTAATATTAAAAACTTTGTATGGGGATGGAATAGTCACGGCGGTAAGTATATGCTCTATAATAAAGATTTTATACATCACGATATATTAAATTTAGATGTATACATACATATTACAAGTCCAATACGTAGACTTGTTGATATGCTCAATATTATCAAGATACAAGACTTACTCCACCTTTACAAAATGAGCAATGAAATGAAAACATTTTATTCAAAATGGACTACAAGAGAGAAAATGGAATATATTAATAATTGTATGCGTTCTATTCGTCATATTCAAAATGATTGTCATATTCTTCACCTATGTTTTCACGATGAAAAAATACTCCAAAATAAACATATTGGTTATATCATTGAAAAAATTCAACGTAATGATGAAATGTTTCACTACATTGTTTATATTCCAACTTTGAAATTCATCACTAGTTATGTAAATACAACCGAATATAATATTTTCCAACAACTTAATT